GATCGGGTGGAAGTTTAAACATTTACCAAGGTGGTGGCCTAAGCCATCACGCTTACTCGGCACAAAGTTGTGCTGATACTTATTTTGGAGGCGGTGCCCCAAGTAGTCACCCACAGGGCGGCCACTTTGCGCATGTCCACCAAGGTCACTCAGCACCAGGCACAGGCGGCGCAGGCGCACACTTCCACGGACATAGAGGTTCAGACGGAAGACCGGGATTGGTTTTAGTCACAATGTATTATTAATAAGAGAGTAGAAAATGCCATTTGATTATCAGACACTGAAAAATATTAGTAATGCAGCGTTTCAAAGCGGAGCTATTACTGGTAGCGATATCGGTGCTTCACAGATTACAACTTCAAAATATCAAACAGGATCATTAACAGCTAACGAACTAGGAACAAGCTCAGTAGATCTCGCCAGCGGCACAGTTACAGGTGTTACTCCCTATACTAGGGGCGGTACAGGTTTGAGTGGTGTCGGTGGCGCATATCAAATTCTTACAACCAACAGCAGCACAAACGCATTGACATGGGCAAACCATGGTATCTATAGAATGGTTGTATTCACTGGATCAGGAACATATACTCCAGCAGCTGGCGTAAGATATGTTTGGGTACAGGTTCAAGGAGCCGGCGGCGGCGCTGGTGGTCACGGTGAATCCGGTGCAGCAGGAGGATATGCTGAAAGAATTGTCAGCATGGTTGGAGTCCCTTCTGTCTCAGTTTATGTTGGCGGTGGTGGCGGTGGTACATATTACAACAATGCAGGCGGTAATGGAGACTACGCAGGTTTTGGTCCTTATGTATCGGCGAGCGGCGGCCACGGAGCATGCCGCCAAAATAACCATAATGGCGGTGTAAGCGGAGTAGGATCTGGCGGTAATTTTAACATCCATACAGGATCTGGTGGCGGCCACGAACAGCGTTCGTCGGGCATGGGAGGTTCAAGTTTCTGGGGAGGCCCAGCACCTGCAGGACACCCGCAAGGAGGACACTTTAGCCATATCCATCAAGGTCACGCAGCACCGGGCACAGGTGGCACAGCAGGATACTTTAGTGGACACAGAGGTTCAGATGGACGTCCCGGACTTGTAGTTATAACAGAGTTTTATTAATGGGAAGAGAAAATGCCATTTGATTATCAAACACTCAAACAGATTAACAGTTCTGCGATCATAGACGGAACGATCCAGACAGCTAGTATTGCGTCTAGGACCATTCCTACATCAGATCTTGCAGACTCAAATATCACTGCTTCTCAGCTAGCTAATAGCTCAGTAGACTTAGGCAGTGGTATAGTCACAGGAACAATGCCTGTGGGTAAAGGCGGTACAGCAATAACCAGCGTCGGCAGCGCAAATACAGTTTTAAGAACAAACTCAGCAGCAAACGGCTATGAATATGCTACAGTTGGCCCAAACAGTATTTCGGTATTTACATCAGGTGGTACATGGAACAGACCTGCTGGCGTAAGATACATTCGTATTAAATGCCAAGGCGCAGGTGGTGGCGGTGGCGGACATGGTGAGTCGGGTGCTGCGGGCGGTTATGCCGAACGTGTACTTGAAGTAGCAGTCAACAATATTAACTCCGTGTCAGTTTATGTCGGCGGCGGCGGCGGTGGCACATACTACAACAATGCAGGTGGTAATGGAGATTATGCTGGTTTTGGTCCTTATGTGTCGGCAGGCGGCGGGCACGGTGCTTGTCGTCAAAACAACCACAGCGGTGGTGTTAGTGGCAACGGATCAGGTGGAGACTTAAACATACACCAAGGTGGCGGTGGCGCACACCATCATAGTTTTGGTCCAGGCGGAACAAGTCACTTCGGTGGCCCTGCTCCTAGTGGACACCCACAAGGTGGGCATTTTAGTCACAATCACCAAACTCATGCAGCCCCAGGAACAGGCGGAACTGGTGGTTATTTCCACGGACACCGCGGTAGTGACGGTCGTCCAGGTATTGTTGTAGTTGAAGAATATAGATAATCAGGAGTATAAATAACACTATGAAGAAAGCACTTGTATCATATCAAGGATATGTCAGCAAAATCGTTGATCCGGGCGAGGAAGGTCCTTTATACGAAGGCCCAGACGCAACGATCATGTGGGTAGATGCTCCGGACAATATCCAAATGGACTGGACACTAGAATGGAGTCCTAGTCAACAAATCATGGTTTGGGTTGAAAGAGATGGCCCTCATACAGACAACGGCGTTGCACGTAGAGTAGCCTACGGCGAGATCGGCGCCCAGCTAGGTCTAATCTTTGATGCTATCAAAGAACACGGAGTTTTAGATACTAACAGCGATTGGTATAAACATCAGCTATTAGTTAAATCGTTGATTCCTAAGCCAGTGCCACAGCCAAGTTACGGAAGTCTTGAAGAAATGGCTGCTGCTATGCAAAACCAAGAACCATCACCAGATCTTCCTAGCACTGCTTGTACACCAGATATACAATCATGGAAGCGTTATCCCGGTTGGAAGGGCTATGAAGGCGAAAAAATGCCTATTCCAGCAGGCGCAAAAATGAATGACAATGGGTGGTTATATTCTGCAACTGGTGAGAAGCTGCACATTGCCAGTTATTATGGCATCGTCAGCGAAACCGCAGCTAACGGCACCATTACATGGTACGGACCAGACGAGAATCCACTACCAAAAGTCTAATATTAGACACGATTAAAAAGGGCGAATCGTACTCGCCCTTTTTCTATGATCACTTAAAACAATGACCATAAATAGTTGACGTTAAACAAAGGGTTTTCTCATGAATATTAAAAAAGTCGTTATAGTTGGTGGAGGTTCATCTGGGTGGATGACCGCTGCGGCATTATCTAAACTATGTCCACACCTAGATATCACATTAATAGAATCTGAAAAAGTAGGAACAGTCGGTGTAGGAGAAAGCACTTTAGGCCATATTAATAGATTTTTAAATATTCTAGAACTAAAAGACGAAGATTGGATGGCAGCTTGTAATGCTACCTATAAGAACTCTATTCGTTTTACTAACTTTAGAGAAAAAGATGGTTCGTATTTTGAATATCCCTTTAGTGCAGGACTAGATTTCACCGATAAACCTAGTGGGTCAAATGCATGGTCAGAACTAGCAACACTATATCCAGATGAATATGGTCCCGAACAGTTTGCTCAAATGTATGCGACTGGCAATACTTTCCTCGCCAAGTACAATCGTCAAACTAGAGACGAAGCTAGAGTTTTACGAAACTATGAGTTCAAGTGGGATACTGCTTATCATCTTGATGCACAGTTATTTGGTCAGTATCTAAAAGAAAAAATAGCATTGCCTAACGGTGTGAAGCATATGATCGGCGATGTACACTCCCACCAAAAAGATCATCTTGGCAATATCACACAGATCTTGTTGGCTGATTACACGACTACACTAACAGCTGACCTTTGGATTGATTGTACTGGTTTTAGAAGCATACTTCTAGAAAACTGGATGGGTTCTCAGTTTATTAGTTTTGAAAAATATCTAGCTAACGACAGAGCATGGGCATGTCGCATTCCTTATGAAGATAGAGAGCGAGAAATGCACAATGTCACAGACTGTCATGCTCTTGATAACGGATGGGTATGGAATATTCCGTTATGGAATCGTATAGGTACTGGATATGTTTTTAGTTCGAGATTTATTTCGGACGAAGATGCTAAAAGAGAGTTTCGCAGACACTTAGCTACTACAGGTTCTAAAGAACGTGCTGATCGAGCCGACATGTTCCTAGTTAATATTAAGCATGGATATAGACGCCGAGCATGGGTAGGTAATGTTGTGGGCGTTGGTCTTAGCTATGGATTTGTTGAACCATTAGAGTCAACAGGACTTTTGACTACACATGAAAACATCATTAAACTAATCGAAGCACTAAATCGAAGAGAAGGATATGTAACTAGATCCGAACGTGAAGGATTTAACTTTGCTGTACAACATGATGTTTTAAGATTCCGTGACTTTGTTTCACAACATTATGCTCTATCTAAGAGAACAGACACCCCATATTGGAGATGGTGTACACAGATAAACGAATATTGCCCAGAAGGAATGGGAGAGTTTATGTTACAGCAAGCCCAGTATCCAAATCTAATGGGCAATATTGCCATGGGCAATGCATATCCTAGCGACTATGTTGGTAATATGTTTATTGCTGCTGGCATGGGAGTCAAATCAACATCAACTAAAGAACTTGTTTATGTAACCGGCAGAGTAAACCAAGTATCTAAGATGGAAGAAATCGGATATACCAAGAGAAGGTACGAAGAATATAGAGATTTTGTCATTGATTATGTCAAGAAATGTCCAACGCACTATCAGTTCTTGTTACATGAAATCTATGGCGGAAAAGATGACTACGCTCTGTAAGAAACTGTTTGGCTGGTTAGGAAAAAATAAAAAAACAAAACCATACATAAGGTTTTATTCTTTAACTCCGGGTGTGGTAGATTTATTTCCTATAGTTAGATCATCTACAGTAGAAAGACCGTATAGAAGTTCTCAGACCTACGAAGGTGTTCCTCCTAGCAAAAACTGTCCTGCTATCAATAAAATAGTGGGTTCTGGATGGATCGTGCCTGCGCCTGCTGATTTTATCATAGATACTAATGGTGACGGAACAACGATCCAGTGGCTGGAACCTTATCGTTTTAAAAGATCTTCTGATATCAATGAATCTTCTTATGTAGTATTACACAGTTGGCATCAAACTGATCCGTTAGTCGATGATCCTGAAAAAACTGTCAGGACCGTAGTAAAGCTCGAAACACCTTGGCGTGTTGATATGAGCGATGATTATGTACTACTCCAACTTCCTGTTACCTATAACAAAGAAAGCCGTTTCACAGCAGCTATTGGTGTGCTAGATCCAGAGTACGGATACACAGTAAATGTGCAACTATTTTGGAATGTCAAAGAAGGACGCACACTAGTCAAGGCAGGAACACCGTTATGCCAACTAGTTCCAGTTCTTAAAGATGCGTTAAGTCCTGGTTTTTATGATGTCATTATAGATAATGCCACAGAACAAGACCAGCTCAAAGATAGAGAGTTTAACTATGCTGCTAGTTGTGTGATCTTAAATCACGATTCTCTAGGATCAAGATTGAGCAGATCGAAAAAAATACTTAATAAGTACAAAAAGTGAGGATACAAACATGGACTATAAAACGTCATTACAAGCAACACTAACCAATGTTCAAAAACAAATCGAGGACGGTAAAGCTGAACTCAAAAGATTAGAAGAAGAGTTTGCCAATGTCAAACTAAATCCCTATGGAATCACTTCTATCGATTTCGCAAAACGTCAAGAACTCAGCACAGATGTTCTAAAGATGGAAGGTGTAGTCATGGGACTTCGACTAGCTCTTGAAACCTATGACGGAGTAGAAGCAGGTGCAACTATCTAATAATGGGGCGATACATCTATTTCCACCCCTAATATACAAGTTTGAATACGAGTTCGATCAATCATATCTTAAACCTAAGATTGATGATTTATTTTCATTGGTGGAAATAAATTCTGATCTAGAAAAAGGCGCTGCGATATCAACAGTAAGTTTGGATCAGCGCCTTCAACCTCATACATGGCCTGAACTAGAACACTTCCAACACTGGTTGGGAGAAAAAATCGCTAACATCAGAGAAGAGCATCAGTTTTATAACGGCTATTCTGAAGTACAACGTAGCTGGTGCAATCGACATCTACGATCCGGATACACTCTAGAACACAATCATACGTTCGCCACTTGGGTAGCCAGTTGTTATTTTATGGCACCTGCTGGCTCAGGCAATATAGAATTTTTAGATCCTCTTGAATATCACAAGAGTAACTTTCCTGTTGTCCCTGAAGTATCATTCTACAAAGAAGTCCAAGTAGCTACAAATAATGTTTTAATCTTTCCAGGTTGGATTAAACATAGAGTTCAGCCGAATAACACCGATCAGGAGCGTGTAGTAATCACGTTTAACATAAAATGAAAGATTTTAAAATCTGTTATCCTGATGCCAACACATTTAAAGACATCATCAAACTTAAAAAAATAGATGACTGGAATGTGGAATACCATCATCTTTCTGATGATATTGGCTATTGGACGGCAGATCATCCTTTTGAAACTGACGAACAGTTTTATCTTTTTAGAGATCTCATAGGAATGTTTCCTATACAGAAAGATAATAATCATCCAAAAAACTTTGATCCAAATCCTTTTGATACCATACATCTACCTGAATGGGTGTATTTAGATCTTTGTTTCTTAATAAGAGATTTTTATAAAATACACGGAACAGACGAGTGGCAAGATCCTCAGATACACGAATGGGGCAATATATTTCTAAGAGAACGCACCAGACCAATAAGCTGCTGGAGACTACCTCACATTGATTATGTGTTTGGGATGGTCTCTAACTTATGGTTCACTGATCACAAAATAGAAGATAGCTGTACACGACTGTATAAGTATCATGGTAAGATCTACAACGATGTCTATGACTTTCAGTTAGACTTAGAGCATCCTATGAGAAAAGAATGGGAAGCACTATCACTTGAACCAAAACGTCTCGATAGTTGGATGAACGTTCCTGAAGAAGAGCTGAAGAGATGGGGGTTTGAACTAGTAGGAATGGCCCCAACAAGAGAAAAAACTATGACTTTGTACAAAGCTAATATATGTCACAGTGCTTGGGTGGGAGAAAATGTAGATTTTAGATGGAGTCATGCTTTTGCTTTTAGTCACGAACTACTACAACATAAGACGCTTAAGGATCTGTTTTCATGAATCTAGAACTTTACTTTCCTACGCCCGTTTGGTGGGAGGACACCACCATCGATCCTGCACCAATGCTAGAGCTGTTAACAGAACTCAAAGAAAAAGATCCATACGGTCGCAGACTCAGCAACGAAGGAGGCTGGCAGAGTATGGATTTTAGACCCGGACTTTACCCTCAAATGAAGGCACTTGAAGATAGATTAATGGAACAGGCTAGACAATGTGTCAGAGATTATGGATATAAAGAGAGCTTATGTTTTCCTTTAATCGAAAACTTCTGGTTTAATGTCAACGGAAAGCACCATACTAACATGGTACACACACATGATAATACGTTTATAGCAGGAGTATTTTACCTCAAGGCATATCCAGGACAAGGAAAAATAACTCTGTTTAAAGAGTATTCTCAGGATTATGTAATCGCTTCACAGGCGCCCATCGAACAATATAAACATATTAGTGCTAGTGCTATTAGTTTTGATCCAGTAACTAGCAGACTTATTTTATTTCCTGGTGCATTGCCACACGGTGTAGGAGCAAACACTACCGACGAAGACAGGATATCTGTTTCGTTCAACATAAAGATGATAAGAAATGACGATGAAAGAATTAGGATTCAGGTTATTGAATGAGACTAATCTTCTTTATGAAGATAAGCCTCATTATTTTAAAAATCTACTTCCAGAAGCTTCAGAAATGGTCACATGGAACGATGTGGAACATTGTTTTAATAGACCAGAGCTGTATAACTTTGAGATGATAGGCCCTGACAATCTTAAAATCGAAATACCTATGAATAAAAAAGCATGGGTATTTTCTAAACCTGTACAAGACAAAGCCTTTATGTTTGAAAATATCAATAAAGGCAACGGATTTGTTATCATGGACTACGCATTCTACAGTGAAAAAACTATAGAACTCATGCGTACATTAGAAAATATATACATGGTAAACTCTTGCATACACGTCTATGGCGGCTTAGAAGGTTCAAAAAGTTTTTGGATACACGAAGACTATCCTTCAAACTTCATATTCCAAGCATGGGGTAAAACTCGTTGGAAGGTGTTTAACAACAGGATTTCTACCATGTATCGAACAGGTACTATGAATCATCAGTTAACTGAAGATATGTTGGACCTAGCATTTGATGTGGTGCTAGAACCCGGAGATGCAATCTACATTCCTTCTAGGATGTATCATATAGCGTACCCGATGGGTCCTAGATTAAGCATGAGCGTTCCTTGTTGGACAAAGTTACCTACTGACGAACCTAAAGAATCAAGTGATAGAAACTGGTATAAGATAAATCATGAAAGTATTCAAACCAATAACGATTGATAATCTTGTTGAAAAGCAATATCAAGATGAGATTTATAGACATCTAACTGATGTAAAGTTCCCTTGGGCGTTTATGGCCGATGCCACAGATGAGTTTGGGCATAATAACTCTGCGTTAAACGGACCCACGCCGTCTTTTGGTCACTTGGCGTATTGGAATCAACGAGATGAAAATCCATCTATTGATTTTTACAATCCACTGTTAACTGCTATACAGGAAAAATTCAATATACAGATGACCGGTCTGTTAAGGATACGGGTGGGTTTTCTATTAAACACATCATATTCTTTACCTAGTATGCCGTATCGTCATAATAAACCCCACCAAGATTATGATCAAGATCATTTTACCTTAGTCTACTACGTCAATGATACAGACGGTGACACTGTTATTTTCCATGAAACTAGACCTTCTGAAAAATATTATTCACTAGAAAAATGCAGTCCAAAGAAAGGACGGGCAATATTATTTGACGGCAGACATTTCCATGCCAGCACATGTCCTAAGATGTTTACTACTAGGATAGCTATAACTATTAACTTTCAAGGCTTGCCGCAATGAGTAAAGATCATGTCGATTATCTAATGCGTATGCAGAAAAAAAGTGCTGCAGATATAAGAGAAGGTGACCTAAAAAATAGATTCCTTTATCCTTTCTTTCCTACTATAGTTATAGATAACTTCTACGAAGACCCAGATTTGATTCGAGAGTTTGCTCTTGATCAAGAGTTCTTTAAAGGCAATAGAGGTAGTTGGCCAGGGCTGCGTACAAAACTGTTACACGAACTAGATACTAATATGTTTAAGTTTGTCTCTAGAAAACTAATGTTCACTCTACGTGAATATGGAATAAGAGATTACGAAGAAATACAGATAGGATTCCAGTTAATCGACGAAAGCTACGGCAGGGGTTGGGTGCATGACGATGATCCTAAGCTACACGTAGCAGGTGTAGTTTATCTTAATAAGGATGCAGGCGAAAACTGCGGAACTACTATCTTTGAAGATGCTCCTGACTTTAATGGTGAAGAATACAGTGAAATGTTTATGAAAGATGTATTATTATCTACACCAGAAGAACGTGCCGCTATGTCTAAGTATAGAGAGGAACAAATAAATTATTTTAATCCTACAATAAAAATAGAAAGTATTTATAACAGGATGGTTATGTTTGACAGTCGATGCTGGCATGCCGCAGATTACTTTTTTGGAACCGATAAAGAAAGTTCTAGATTAAATCAAATACATTTTTTGAGATTGAGATGATTAGAACAGTGAGACAACCCTTTAAGATAGTTGATGATTTTTTTGAATGTCCTGATCTGTGGAGATACCATGCTCTTAAGCAAGAATATACTACAGATGAACAAGCAACATGGCCTGGCGTAAGATCTACGGTTCTCGATCAGATCAATGAAACTCTTTTTCATTCGCTGGCATCAAAAATAATCGTGCATTGTCCAGGAAAAAGGTACTTCCATTATCTTAAAATCAACTATGCCCTAGTTGATGAAAGTTACAATCTAGGTTGGTGTCATGTCGATGAACCAAAATATAATGTAGCTGGAGTTATATTTTTAAATCCCGATCCTCCCAAAAACAGTGGAACAATATTTTATAAAAAAACAAAAGAAATGATGATTGATTTTAATCAATTATTTTTTAACGAGTTAAAGGCTGCTCCGGAAGATCGAAAAGATTTTTATAAACACAAGCTAGAACAACGAAGTCATTTTAAAAAATCAATGACTGTAGAAAATGTCTATAATAGATGTGTCATATTTCCGCCAGACGAGTGGCATAGCGCAGACAGTTATTTTGGCAATGACAAAGACAGTGCTAGACTAACAATTAACTTTTTTGGATTTGCTGCATGACAGCCATGTTTGGGTCATTTGCCAACTACGGATTTATCAAAGATACACTTCCGAGTCAGTTATTTGCTGATTTAAAAAGTGAAATAGATTCTATTGATTTTGAAAACAGTGAAAAATTTAATCAGCATCTTGCAGGAAATATAAAGTTCGAGTTCAAGCTAGATAAAAACAAAAAATCTCTAGAAGAATATGTGGTATCGCTCTGTAAGCAATACAAAGAAGCTTGGGATTTGAGACATACTAGAAAAGATCTTGGTAATGAAAATCTAGAGCTACAGAGCTATTGGGTTAACTTTCAACGCAAAAACGAGTTTAATCCTATGCACACTCACGATGGCCTGTTTAGTTTCGCTATATGGGTCAAGGTTCCTTATAGATTCCAAGATGAACTACAAGAAAGCCATGTTAGAAATACCAACATGCCCAGGGCAGGAATGTTTTCTTTCATATATACAAACATATTCGGAGAAGTAAGAGAAGCAGAGTTTCCTGTAGACAGCACATTCGAAGGACAAATATTTTTATTTCCTAGCTGTTTACCACATACAGTTTACCCTTTCAGCACTTCAGACGAATATAGAATATCAATATCAGGAAACATACATGCCAAGTGACGATATTATCATAGTCGAAAATATTATTCCTAAAGACTACCAGGATTATCTAGAAACAGTTTTAACTGGATGGGAGTTTCCTTGGGTGTTGAATAAGAATATCGTATCTGGAGACGACCCATTTGTAGGATCTACAAAAAATCCTGCAGGTATGAATCATTTTTTCTATGAAAAAAATGTACCCGTAAGTAACTATTTCCAACTTGTATATCCATTAGTGCTGAGTATTACTAGTCAAGCAGCAGTACCATTTAACAGACTATTCAGGATGAGAGCTAATCTAACATTTTCAAACGGTGAAGGAGCATTATTGCCCCACATTGATAGCTTCCATCCGCACTGGAATGCAATCTATTATGTCAATGACAGTGATGGCGACACCATTATATACAATGAAACTAATGATGATTTTGATGCCGGTAATAAAGACATAGAAAAAATCAAGACTGATAACTTCACAGAAAAACTTAGAGTAACACCAAAGAAAGGCCAACTACTGGCATTTAACGGGCGTTATTATCATACTGCTTCTTTCTGCAAAGATTCCGCTTATAGATGCTTGATCAATATTAATCTAGGAAATCTATTCATATGATAACACGATACCCTGGCCAAGAATATATTTTATATCAATCAGAGTTTATAGAAAAACATATCTATGAACTAAAACTTGATTTAGAAATCGCTCATAGATTATTTGAAGAAGCATTTCCTGGAAAAGATTCTACCTGGAGCTTTGACAAGTATAATATTTTTTCATTGACTGCACCAAGTTGGACATTTTATCAGGTATATAAAGAACTTAGAACTTTAGTTAGATCAGAGCTAGGAGACACCAGAGACTTATGGATACAGAGTTGGGTTAACTATCATACACAAGACCAGCTGTTACATAGGCATCATCATGAGTTTGAGTATCACGGATACATAGCTATAGAACCTAAGACAACTAAAACAGTGTTTGATGATTACGAAATATTGAATAAACCAGGACAGATATACTTTGGTCCCGGTAATAGGTATCATTATGTAGAAGCCACTGAACCATTTGACGGAATAAGAACTACTATTGGTTTTGATATCATGACTACATATGAATCTAGCTTGGTCAAATATAAAGAAAAACCATTTTCTAACAACGGGTTGATTCCTTTACTATGATGGAAGATTATAAGATCATAAAAAATGCAGTTTCTAAAGAGCTCTGTGATTTTCTAGCACTAGAGTTTTCTATGATGGAAACTACCTGTAGGCAACTATATCCTAATGCCAACCTTGCTGATCTTTGCGAAGGTACATTTGCTAGATATAGTCCTTTGATGTTTGAAGCACTGAGTGTACATCTAACACCTTTATTGGAAAAAGAAGTAGGAAAAAAGCTATGGCCTACCTATAGTTATGCTCGCATTTACTATAAAGGAACAGAGCTACAGCGTCATTTTGATAGACCTAGTTCAGAAGTAACAGTATCAGTATGTATACAACCTGGCGAAGTTTCTTGGCCTATATACATCAAGAACGAGCAAGGCACTGTACACGAGATTCATCTAGATCAAGGAGATCTAGTAATCTACAGCGGTAGGAGACATGAACACTGGAGAGAGCCATATACAGGCGAAAAGCAGATTCAGGCTTTTCTGCAATATGTGGATGCTGAAGGGGAAAGTTCCTGGTTGAAATGGGATACAAGACCTTGTTTAGGGCTACCGTTCGAGTGGACCAACCAGGAAATCCAGAACGAACTAAGACGTATTTCTGACGCTAAATCTTTTTTAGATAGGGTTATTCAACCCAAGTAGCATCTTTAGGTACGACTTTTTCTTCTAGCGGACCCATTGGACCTGCAACAACGTGTCTCGTTCCTGCATTTTGCTCAAACTTTTGCGAAGCGGCAGTTCTAGTATCTGCCTTTGTGTAGACTTCAAAAACGTGTAGAGCATGAGTTTCCGGATTTTCTTCATCTCGGTAAATCATTTTGTAAATTGCCATCATAATCTCCTATACAATATTTATGCGGTATGTTGTATCCATTCCTCAATAGACCAGCACTGATCTACGAGGTTTTTATATCTTTGCAGATTAATATTTAGTACTTTTTCACCCGATGAAAGCAAGTTTTCAGGTACTCTAGCAGAGTCTGCTACTCTAAACTTATCTATTCCTTGGATCACCATCATCCAAGCTACAGGACTGTAAGCTCTAGGCCACGGTTCAGCGATCAAACCTTTATAAAACTGTTCCCATTCTTCCAGCTTAACTCTAAGGCTATCTCGTGTCCTATGTGGTTCTTCTCTAAATCTACGCCAGAACTCGGTATCGTTTCTATTACCATGATAATGAAGTGCGATAAAGTCGGCAAAATCTTCAGTCAAGAACCATATTTTATCATTCATGCGTTGTACTACTTCGGGGTTAGTATTCTTCCTTAAAGGATCCCAATAGTCTTGTACTGCATACAAGGTTTCGACTATAAGTGCTATTCCGTTGGCTTCTAATGGTTCAACAAACCCACTGCTAAGACCAATAGCGAATACATTGTTTTTCCATACATTTCTCATCGCACCTGGTTGATATTTTAGATTTGCTATAACATCTATTTTTTTATTAAATCTTTTTTCAGCTTCTTGGTGAGCTTGTTCTTTGCTGATAAGATCCGGATCAAAAATGTATCCGTTGCCAGATCGATGCTTGAGATTTATATTCCAAGACCAGCCATATTCCATAGCTGTAGCATTAGTGGTTACACAATAACAGGGTTCGTCCCACCAACCAATCACTTCTCTTTGAGGAAAAGTATCAGTCATATCCACTAATGGTTCTTTTAAAACTTTTCCTAATAATAATCTTGCAAATCCAGAACAATCGAAAAACCAATCACCAGTTACTTCTCTATCTCCGTCGAGTTTTAACGAAACGATATTTCCTCTTTCATCTTGTGAAGCTGAAAGAAACTCTCCTTCTATGTGATTAACACCACGTGATAATGCTGTCTTTTTAAAATATGCAGCCGAATCTCGAGATTCAAAATGCCACATAGGTATGCAAGGCAAAGAAGTTAGATCACCGCCGAAAGGAACTTTCTGCTGTCTAATAAACTCTCCTGCAAAAAACGCTTTCCATAACGGTGTATTGTTTCCTAAAAGTGTTTTTAGGTACATGTTCTTGGCGCTTTCTTGCTTCATTATGTCTGACAGTTTGCGCATAGTAAGAGCGTCTAGCGGATTTGAGCCGATGTGATCAGTCCAACCGTCGAGCCAAGGTGCAAAATCAGTCTGCATAGCATGTATAAACTCTGTACCTACACCGTTCCAGTCAGTGAACTTACCGCCCATCTTGGGAGTAGCATTTACATTTTTAATAAAATCATCGTCATCTATTTGCAAATGACGCAAGAATGTTCGATGTGTAGTGCTGCCACTTTCCCCTGCAATAATAGGAGGACGCTTAGGATCTTCTATCAACGATACGTCGCAACGTGGCCAGTTTCGTTTTATAAAAAGAGCTGTGAGCCAACCTGCGCTACCACCGCCTAAGATGATTATCTTAGAACTTGTATTGTACATTATCATTCCTTTGTTTTATCATTTCGATAGCTTCTCTATGAGTATAGAATGTAGCATTTTGATCGTGCCATTTATCACCTTCGAATAATTCCTTTTGAATAACAGTATCATATCTATTTTTCATATGTTCAGACCATTTTTTATTCAAGGATTCAGTGTCAAACATACCAAGTCCGTGCATTACCTGCATAAAGTTTAAATGTCTAAACAGGAGCATTTCACTTTGAAAATAGTGAGTATGTACACCATGCTTTTTAAAGAATGACATATTCTCCCGATTAAAATCAGTGTACTTGATATTGTTATTAACCCACTGCCAAAACTCACTGTCGTTTCTCTTTGTAAAATAATGTAGCTGTATGAAATCGACTATGTTTTCTGCTATTTCAGACATCTGCTTATTATAGATCTCTTCAGCATGTGTATCGCCTTTCACATAATAATATAAACTGGGCAAGAGTAGGAAAGTCTGTTGGATAGTGGTACCCATACTAGATGCTTCTAGTGGTTCTACAAATATCCCACTAAGCCCAGTCATTACACAGTTTTTTATCCAAAACTTTTCGACATGACCTGCACCAAACTTTATCTTTTTTCCTATTTCTATGTTGTCTGAGATTCCTAGTTGTTTATAGTGTTGGCTAACCTCATCATAGGCTTTAGTTTCGTCAATAAAACTATCACAGAAAACATAACCGTTGCCAAACCTATCCTGGGTAGGAATACGCCATACCCACCCACTGCTCAGTGCCGTAGATTCTGTATAAGAAGGAATATGTTCTTGGTATGCTGTAGGAAATGCCAGCGCAGAATTTAATGGTAGCTGATCAGTCTTATCTAGCCATTTGGCATCTAACTTGCTACCAATAATTCTTCTAAATCCTGAGCAATCAATAAAAAAATCAGCAGAATGTCTTTGACCATCGTTGCCGACGAGTTCGCTGACATATCCTTGTTCGTCTAAAACTACATCGTCAATCTTAGTATCAACTAGTTCTATTCCGCGTTCAGCGCACAGATCATGGAAATATTTGTTTAGTTTAAATGTATCAAAATGATACTGAGCTAGACTGTCATGCAATGGTTCGGAATGCATACTGTTCATGCTTTTTTTATAAACAGTGTCTAAAGGATCAAAGTTTTCAGCGATTAGCTTTTCCAGAGTATACGGAATGCCATTGAATCTACTGTGGGTTCCAAACTGCTCTGCCAGACTATGGAAATAATGCTTGCCATCTCCGTTCCAGTTTGTAAACTTGATACCTATTTTAAAAGTTGCACCGGTATTGCGCATCATATCAAACACAGATATGTCTGCCTGTTTCATGAATCTTTTCCAATGCTCGGTACTGCCTTCTCCAACGCCAATGATTCCTAGTGCAGATGATTCAATCATAGTGATTTTTAAATCAGGCCAACCGCTCTTCAGCATCAGGGCACTAATAAGACCGCTGGTTCCACCGCCTAAAATTATTAAAGATTTTATCATAGTTTATATTCCACCGTATTGCTGACCATCGCTTTGACTTTATTTACAGCTTCTCTACAGGTCAGCCAACCTTCTGTAGGTGTATTCTCGAATCTAGATAGATATTCTTCGTCGTCTTTTCTCAGGTATCCGTATCTTTTTTCGAATAGATTTTTTATACTAGCGGTGTCAAACATGCGTAGACCGTGCATGACCTGTATCCAGTTTAGGCAATCATAGATCCTAAAGTTACTCATAAGACCGTCTTCAGGTAACAGTATTTGATTAACAAAGTTTTTCTTAAAGTTTTCTAGATTTTCTTTGTGAAAATCAGTCATGGTCATTTCATTTTTGCACCAGCGCCAGAACTCTGTGTCATTGCGTTCGGTGAAATAGTGCAGTTGTATAAAATCGAGTATGTTTGACATCATATCGTCGACTGTGTGATTATATTCTTTTATGCTAGACTGATCTTCTCGGGTCCAGTTCCATAGTGCGCCTGATAATAGTTGCAGTTGTTTTATGGTCGTAGATATACTAGAAGCTTCTAACGGCTCTACAAAGTTGCTGCTAAGACCTATGCTCACGCAGTTTTTAATCCATGCACGATTGACCTTACCTGATTTAAAGTTAATCTTGCGGCCTATCTTGATGGTATCCTTGAAGTGTTTTTGTATTTCAGACACTGCTTGGTCTTCAGTAATAAAATGATCGCTGAAAACATAACCGTTACCAAAACGATCCTGCACAGGACTACGCCAATGCCAACCGCTGTTCATGGCTTTAGCGAGGGTGTAGGGGGGAATCTTTTCTTCATAGGACGTCTGGAAAGCTATAGCAGAGTTCAATGGCAGGTATTTGCTCCAGTCGATCCATTCTGCTCCTAGGTCAGATGCTATAACTCTGTTGAATCCACTGCTGTCTATGAAAAAATCAGCAGCATATCTATTACCTTGATCGTCAATCACAGACTCAACAAAGCCTTGTTGATCTAATATCGGTCCTTTGATTTCTGCATCTATGACTTTTATTCCCGAGATAGCACAACGATCTCGCAGATAGTTATTGAGTTTTTCACTGTCAAAGTGGAACTGATAATAATCTGTCAGAGGTTCTCTGACATATCCTTGCATGGGAAGATCCCAATGCAAGTTTTCGCTGGAAACTCCGTCGCCTATGAGTCTCATCATAGAGTAAGCAGCACCTGAGTATCTATTCATATTGATTAAGTACTCAGGTAGACTATGATAATAGCTGGTACCGTCACCATGCCAGTTTTCAAACTTAATGCCTACTTTTATTGTAGCTCCGCAGTGTACCATTAGATCGCCTATGGTGATTCCCACAGCCTGAGCGAATCTAGTCCAGTGTTCAGTACTGCCTTCGCCGACGCCGATAGTACCTATCTTTTTAGACTTGATAACAGTGATATCCATCTCAGGAAATGAACTCTTGAGATATAATGCCGACATGTATCCGGCGTTTCCGCCTCCTAGTACAATAATATCATTGATCATTATTTTATGTCCAAGGTGATTTTCGAATCAGTAGCAAGATTATGATTGATCCGACCACTAGGAAATGTGTTAAAACTTATAATATATCGATCGTTGCTCAGTATGTGAGGCTCGCTCATATGATACAGCCAGCTAGGAAAAACTATTAACTTTCCTGGAGTGGCCACAGACCTATACCAAGGACTAAAATCATGTCTTAGTACTTCAAGTTCTGATTCAGTCCTATGCACTTCAGGATCTTCAAAGATAGTTGCGCTGCCTTCGGTCATGTAATAGACCGCACTGAACATGCTCATAGAATGTTTATGATAGTTTTGATACATGTTGTAACCGCTGAGTGCGACGTTGAACCAACTGTTTGTTATCACTATCTTGTCGCAGTCAAATTTCTGTGCCACACGTATTTCTTCTAGGCATGCATCGAACCAATCAAACAGTTCTTTGAAATCTGCTTCTTTACGTAGATCGTATAGGATACTAATCGTGGTGGTTCTTTTTATTTCAGTGCCATTAAGCACTTTCATCTTTTCGATAAGGGCCTGATTATCGATAGATTTGTTTTCAAAAACGAAAACTTCTGTAGGAAAAAGCTGTAGTGTCTGCATTTATAGTTCAATCCAACCAGTGAGTAGATATTTTTCGCCGCTCAATGGTGGATTGCCTCTGTGTGTATGGGTGAAAGCCGCTGGCCATATGACTAGATTTCCCTGTATGCTAGGTATCCTAATGCCTTGATACAGCCATTCTGTTTCGCCACCTTGATCTACAGTGTTTAGATAGCACCCCCAGGCAGCTATTCTGCCGGCACGATCCATGTTATCAGATTCAAAATGCCATTGATGATACCCTTCTCCGGGAAGAGTTTTTTGTAGCTTTATCATGCGTATGTGAAAATGTCCAACGTCATCTAAGATACTGTAATGTGATACGTACTCGCTCCAACAGGCCCATAGTCTATCAACAAAATACTTGATATAACCTGTATTTGCTGTTAGTCTTAGACTGTTTTCCTCTAAAAGAAAACTAGCTTTATCTTTTTTCTTATGTGCTATTCCGTCTCGAAGATCTAACCTGCTGTAACTGAGATTAAGATCTGCCATTCGATTATAATGATCGATGAGAGTTTGGCATTCTTCAGCTGTCAGAACGCCCTCGAATGTAGCTATATCTTTTTCCAGTTTCATAGGTATTGTCATCGTACAGTACTATATATCTAAGCAGATTATTACAAGAGACTTATAATGAATGTAGAAAAATCAATATGGCCGCTGTTTTCAAAACCAGTTTTTAGGACCGGAGTAGATGTATCGGGTGTGGATTTAACCAGCATAGAATGGTTGCCAAACTACAATAACTGGATCAGTAAAGATCAAAATGTACTAGAAAAACCCGAGTTTGAAAAACTAGCTCAAGGAGTATACGACGGAATCTGCGAATACTTTTATGGTGTTATGCGAGCCAATCAACGTATAGAGATCGCTATCACTGAAAGTTGGTTTAATAAAACAGAAAAAGGTCAAATACATCACAGACATTATCATCCCAACAGTGTGTTTTCTACAGTGCTTTATCTGCAAACTGAAGGGGAATCGGGTCAGACTAAGTTTATAACCAGCGAATACCAGTTACTGGAGTATGACATTGACGAATCCAACATCTATAACTCAAAGAGTTGGAGCCTTACACCTAAAGTCGGAGAAATGTTGATATTTCCTAGCAGCATGGAACATATGGTCACTGAATATCAAGGAAACGTTCCTCGTATTAGTCTGGCTGTAAACACTTTTATCAAAGGGCAGATCAACACCATGCCCTTGACCAAACTACATCTTTAAATCTTATTTTTAGGATATTTTTTACGGAAGAAACTAAACAGATCCGTAATCACACGCATCTTATTTCCTACACTGTCTGATCTAGGAAATCTACTGTGATTAGAAAAAGTATAGGCATCTTCTATTTCTTCCTCGACTGGTCCTGCAACATCAACAATAAAATCTACACCGTTTTGTTCTACTAGTTTTCTGCTAATAGGGACATATTGTACCAATGGAGTTCCGGCGCGAATCAGTGTATCGCCTTCTAGCACATGCCAAAACAGTTGTACGCTTACGGCATGCATGTACCTAGGATCAACGATTCCTGTAGCTGCTGTAAATCTAGCTTCGTTGTCATAACTAACAGGAATCTGCAATAGTAAAATGTCATCGCTGGCCTTTACACGCCATGGAGTTTCTACTTTTACAGCACTGTGTAGATGGGGGCGATCTGTGTTAGGTATTTCTTTAGGTATTAATGGTTCTGTCTGTGCAGGACTATGCCAGCTTACATAATAATCAGTGCCGCCGAATGTATATTTGTCACTGTGCCGCTTAAACAAGAAAG